GCGACAATCGCGGAAATGAACCGGCAGATAACTGCACATCTTGATGCGGTCGATGCAATCCGACGTAACCGGCGCGCTGTTCGGGACGAAATGCTGCGGCGGGAACTGGCCGGGATCAAAATGCGTTCTGTTGGTGAGGTTGGTGGTGAATGAACGCGGCAATCAGGAAGGCTCAATCCGGTTCCCTGTAGACCGGGAACGTCCCATATGAGATAGGCCCGATATTCCGCCGCGCGATCCATAATATCTCCGATGGTTGCACTCAGGGCATAGTTCACCCTTCCGCTACTCCTGCCTGCCCCGCTTGGTGACGGGACGGACAGTTCCACAAATCAAGCCCCTGTTTAGCCGCACCGTCCTGTAACGTGGACCAGACGCTCCTGCATGCAATGGCGCGCCTCTCGGCGTTCCTGGTTGGCTCGCACCAACCCCGTTGCATCCCGGTCGGAAGGCTAGTCAGGCAATATGGGTGCGGTTATGCCCTTGGCCGTGAAAAGCCGGCGGGCGGATCGGAAGGGTAAGTTATCCCAAGGGCAGTCCCGCGAAGTCGGAGCGCGGGCGGCTCCCCTTTGGTTCGGCCAGATCGGGCAGTTTGATGCTGGGGGTGCCAGTGCCATCGTCTTTCCTGCAAGCCGCTTTCCCCGGAAGGTCCGGGGTGATGACGCCAGAACATGGACGCCAAAAACACGGGCAGAAGGTGTTGCAAAAACGATGGGATGCGGATATAGACCGCTTATTGATGTTCTGCGTCGGTGGGTTTCTGCCAAGATTAGCACCGATGCCCCGTGTCTACTCCGAACGCCTCGCAAGGTCAAGCCTCGCGGGGCGTTTTGGCGTTCAGTCAAACCCGCGCATTGGGCGTATCGGCTTCCGTTCCTTCGCGGCCTTCTTCCTGCCCCTGAATGGGCGCCTGGGTCCTTTGCGCTCCAAGGTGTAGGCAATCCCCAGCGCCATGCTTGCAGCCCATTTAGCGGCTACCAGGGCGAACGGGTCAAGCCCCTGCCCCAACCACCACGGCAATTCCTCCCCGGCATCGTGGAGCGATCCTGGGTATCCTGGGCCATGATGCCAGCCGCACAGGCCGGCGGCGTTGTTATCCCCGGCCTTCAATCCTCGGGCTTTAGGTTCGGGACCGCACGTCAGGTGGTGAGCGAACACAGGGCGCCGAAAGCAACCGGGGATGCAGCAATTCCCTTCCCCCAACCGTCTCAGGTGCCCCGGCGAGCGGATGCGGCCTTCGATAAAGTCGGGGGTAACGTCAGCCATGATCGCGCTCATAGGCCATGACAGCACGGCCAAGTATCTCGGGAATTTGGGGAACTACGGCGTTTCCAATGGCGGCAAGTCTGTGTGGCCAATCGGGAACCCCATCAACCATTCTGGTAGGATCGGGTTGATCCAACCATTGATAAGATAAGGCAGGCACCGTCGATCCCATTTCATGTCGAATCCGATCACTGCGCCGGATGGTCTTGTCTCGCCATTTTCGCGCCGGCTCATTGTCAGCATTGAGAATGGGGTGAACCCGTTTCCTTTGTTTGGGGTAGGCCACCACCCACAATCGGTCTCGTATGTGTGGAGCGCCGATAGAGGAAGCTGGTATGCAATGCCATTCCGCATCATACCCGAGCGCGGAAAGGTCTCCGAGAACTCGGCCAATTCCCCGTCCAAGCAAAGCTGCGACGTTCTCCACGAACACGTATCGCGGTCGTATTTCGCCAATAAGGCGCGCGTATTCTGACCAGAGACCGGAGCGTTCGCCTTCGATCCCGGCGCGCAATCCTGCGTTGGAAATATCCTGACATGGGAACCCGCCGCAAATGGCGTCAACGGTAATTCCATCGGCAGCAAGTCTTGCGGCGGTGAGCGTCCTGATATCGTCATAACACGGAACCTCGGACCAATGTTTCGCCAGCACGCGGCGCGGGAACGGTTCAATTTCACAGAACGCGACGGTTTTGAAGCCAAGAGACCTTTCGAGGCCAAGTGAAAACCCGCCGATGCCGGAGAACAAGTCCAACAGGTTGAAACGGGCGTCACCCACTGGCAAGAGCATCCCGACCGGCCCGCGTGATCGCGTAAGCCACTCCATCCCCACCCAGCCGGTATGCCCAACCCTTTGCAACCAGACGCGCGCCCATTGGTCCTCCGACTTTCACCCCGCCGAGAAATTCGCCGAGGTCGGACGGGACAAAATACGGGTGCTTTGCCAGCGCCGTGAGGGCCTTACGCTGCGGTTCGGTCATCGCGGCCATTCCCATACGTGCCCAAACCCGAGCCTATCCAGGACCGCTCCCGCAGCCCTGTATCCCGCTGCCCGATCATCCGGGTTCCACACTACCCGACCGGCCGCAGTGGCGCTGATGTCGGCCGCTGCGGTGCCGATGGCGTTTGCGTGGAGCAATGCGGTATGGAGGGTCAATCCGCCGCGTCCAAAAGATCGAACAGCGATGGGGTTGCCGCTTCTGCCTCGGCCGCTTGGCAGTATCGCATCGCGTCGCGCCAGTATGCCCCGGACAGTTCGCACCCATACCCGACGCGGCCGAGTTTCAACGCGCGAAGCGGAACGGTCCCGATGCCGCCGAACGGGTCAAATACTGTTTCACCCTTCATGGAAAACTGGATTATCAGCCGGTCGGCGATATCGTATTGCATCGGGCAAAGGTGGAACTCCTGCCCCTTGCGCTCTTGTTCCATGTTCAATGTCCGCATCCGCGCAACGTCGCTCCAAACGTCGGGGTGGACGGAGTGCGGCGGGAATAGCATGAACGTAGCGGGCAGGCGTTGCATTTCGTCCAGAGCCTCGCACACGGCGCGGTGTTCGGAATAGTCATAGACCCCGCCGGGAGCCGTGATCCGGGCTTCCCACCATTTATACATCGCTTCATGGGGCATATTGGCAAGTTCCGCAGTGGATAACAGCCTATCGCCATTGGACCGGGTGTATCCGTGGGCGTCAAGCTGCCACACAGCGCGGCTGTATCCCGTTCCAGGAACCGGGTGTTTCCAATTGTCTTTCTTATCAAAGGCCCGGACAACCCCTTCATTATCGGTGCAATCCGGCTTCTCCTTCACGATGGGATTATCCGCATAACCAACGCTCAGGTCTGTCGGTGGCTTGCGGAACATCAAGATATACTCGGGGGTTCCGCATCCCATGCGCGAACCATCCTTGCATTGTTCCGACCAGCCTAGGCGATACGTTTGATTGTTTTCCCTCACAACGTCGGTAGTGACAGTCTTCATTCCAAGGAAAGCAAAACCGTGCCGTTGATAGTGATATATCGCCTCGGCATGGAACGGGTGGAGGGTCTGGAAACCCAGGCCGTTGATACCGCCGGGCACGATCCGGTCTTTAACGTGTATCATCGCGTTCCGGCCGGGCTTGAGCATACGCAGCAACGATGGCGTGAGGAAATCCATCTGTTTCCAGAAGTGGTCATTATCGTCGGTATGCCCAAAATCGTTATAGAGCGGCGTGTATTCATATTGCGTCGCGAACGGGATGCTGGTCACAATCAGATCTACGCTATTGTCTGGCGCAGCGGCGCATTCCAGCACGCTATCGTTGTTCACGACACTCCAACCGATGCCGCGCGCCTCTTGCCGTTCGACGTTCATGCCCCGGTGTAGGGCTTGCGCGAAGGCTATATCGGCAAGGCCAAACTCTCGCACTAGGGCGCACATCCGCTGGACCATTTCAGTATGGCGCTTCCATTTCGCTTCAAGCGACCGCCGAACCTCCCGCTCTGCCTCAGTATAAATCAGGTCGATACGCACCGTCTTGCTTTGCCCAAATCGCTGCAACCGATGCACGGATTGGATAAAGTCATGGAACTTGAACCCGATGCCGAGGAAAATGGACCATGCACAGAACCGTTGCAGGTTTGTCCCCGCGCCGATCAGAACGGGCTTACCGGCAATTTCCTGATATTCGCCATCGCTAAAGCCGATGATAGCGGCTTCGCGTTCAACCAACGGTTGGGCACCGTAAACCGTCGTTATGCCCGGTATAGCAACCTCAATCGCGCGGCGCTCATCCTCCAAATCGTGCCAGATAATCCGATGGGCGCAGGGGTCCAGCGCGCGCAATTCCATCATCTTTTCCATGCGTTGGACAAGGGAAGATCGCTTCTCGCCAGCGGTTTCCGACACGCCGAATGATGCATTGCGGAACATTCGGCCTTGTCCGTCGCGCTCTTGGCCGGCCTTGGTATGATCGGTCGCGACCTCATGCCAATGGACTTCAAGTTCTGGCATGACATAGCCGTCATCGGGGAAACCAAGGTCGGACGGCAGGAGCATGAAAATTGCCCATGATGACACCCACAACCAGAACTCACGCTCCTTGTGCGCGTGCAGCGTCAGCTTGTCGGCGTTGGAACTGTCCCGCTTGAAAAACCGGGTTTTCGCTTCCCCAACGTCCATAACGCCAAGGAATGCAGCATAGGCCAGCAGCTCAATGTATTCGTTCGGAGAAGGTGTCGCGGTCGCCACAAAACGGTATTTCGTCCCCTCGAACGTATTCATCAGCGCGCGGAAGGTTTTCGTTCCTCCGAACCCACGGAGCCGAGCGGCTTCGTCAAGGCAGACGCTTTCGAAAAGCGTCATATCCAGCTTTTCGTCCCGCGCCGTTTCGTAATTGGTGACGTAGACGCCGGGGCCGGCAACCTCATCCGTGCGTCGGATAAAGGTTACACTCATGCCCATCTTTTCCGCGTCGCGGCGGAACTCCTGACGCACGCCGAGGGGCGCAATAATCAGCGTGGGTTTGCCGCTGGTCTGCGATATGATGCGCGATATTTCCAACTGCATGGATGTTTTGTGCAGGCCGAACGATGCGAAGATCGCGGCCCGGCCCTTGCGTAGCGCCCATTCCACCATCGCGGCGGCGTGAGGCTTTAACCATGGGCAGATTGTCGCATTCGGAACCTCAAAGCCAAGGTTCTGTCCAAACGACACTTTGTCATTCAGAAACTTTTGATATTCAGTTAGGTTGATTGTCATTCCCACGTTCCCCTCAAAATTGCCTCATGCAACGCCGCGATTTCTACCGGCCCATTAGCCTCCGATGGGTGGGTGATAAACTCGGCTGCCCAATCTTCCATTTGCTGGTCATCGGCGCTGATTGCCCAGCGATATTCCAGGCGCCATTGGGTTCCACGACGATGGCAAAGCGGGCTTTGACGGTGTTGCTCATGGCACTATCTCCCCTTGGACGGGGAACGCCTCGGCCAGCTTGGCCAGACCCTTGGGCGTGACGCGGACCTGGGTGGTGATCCGCTCCGTGCCGTCCGTCCGGTGGATCGTGGTGACTTTGTGTTCCAGCCAGCCGGCGTTCAGCTTCTCAGCGCGCCCGACCCAATGGGATGTCCCCACCCTCATAAATATCCAAAGGTGCGCTTTCATCCAGGCGATCAAGTCCTTTGGGCGGACTTGGAGCGTCTTGGCTGTGTCCATCAAACAGAGCGAACCGTCTGTGTTAGCGATGCGATCTAGGGCTACAGCTTTGGGTTGCAATTCGCTAACGCGCCCCTCTAACGCGATCACTTTCTCGGTGTATCCCAGCAGAAGCGCGCGCATGGTCGCCGGGTCGCTGAGTGCTACCATCGGGTCGGAGGCTCCGTAGGAGCCGGTCTTGCGGATGGATGGGATAACCTCGGACGTGATCCACTTCCTGAACCGCTTTGCCTCGGGCTTCCGGCTGGTCAAGGTCAGGCTGTAAAGCCCGCTCTCATTGACGGTGGTCATGTTGGGGTTGCCGGGAGTTCCGTCGGTAATAGCGACGGTATTTTTTTCGTCATCATCCAGGCGCCCGGCGGCGTCGCGGGGGTTCGTGATTTCCAGCACGCGGCACACATCGGCCAGCACAAACCACGGCTCCCCGTCGCGGGTGATCGTCCGAACCGGCTGGTTGTCGAATGCGTAGGGGATCAAACTCATGGCGGTGTTCCTTTCATGCGAACGGGGGGAGGGTCAGAAGCCATGGACGCGGCGCGGCGTTCAAGCCATGCGTCGATCTCGGGGGGGGCTTGTCCATCTGCCCGCATCCAGCGGCGCACGGTGCTTTCATCCCAGCCTAGAAGGTCGGCAAGGCCACGCTGAGTCCAGTGTAGGGTCGCTAGGCATTGGCGGCGGCGGGTGGGTGTCATGCTACTGTTCCCAATCGTAAGTTAAGGGAATGGCTGTTCCCTTTCCTTGGCGAACTATCAAGTAAAACTTGATAGTTGGACGCCTATATGGCATTCGCTGCTTTGATCCCGATTACGATAAGCTGCGCGAAATAGCGGGCTGTGTTTCCGGCAGGGTCAGCGACCAAGGAAGCGAGGATCGACGCCACCGGCACGCCTGCTTTTTTGGCCATGAAGTCGAGCGCCGCGTCTACGGTGATATTGCAGGTGGTAGCGAGTGCTTCGGTGGCCATCGGGGCAAACCCTCAATTCGCCGGGGTCCATTCCCTCGGCGTGGGTGAGTTATGCCGCATCCCGCGTATCGCGTCAATCGGGGAATGCGGCACCCAACGATTTATTTTGCGCAGCGCGCCCGCTGCCTCACATGCTGCCCGTCGAAGTTATAGGGTATGAGGCTCACGGCGGTGAGCCTTCCGATATGGGTAGAACTACGTAAACGCGCTGCGGCGTTCCCATCAAGCCTAATCGGTTGCGAATTGCCTCCGTTGGTGATTTTTCTCCGGCCAGGATTTGCCCGATAAATTGGCGCGTCACTCCGATATCACGCGCGAACGCTGCCTGCCCCCCCGCTGCCGCACACGCCTCCCGCAGGCGGTCGCGCATCTGTGCCTCGGTGATGATGGTTGGTGTGTTCATTGGTGGCTCTGTCGCTCTGCTTTCATTTCTCGATATGCTTTCATTTCCGCCTCAATTCTCCTCATTAAAAAAATTATGCCCGGGGTCAAGTCTTCGCCTGATATACCATACACTCTCGACATGCCTCCGACCGTGCATCCACACTCGTCGTTTTCGAGGTGGTCGATGCATTCATATGCGCCTTCGCCCGCAAAGTAACCCTCCCCCATTTGATCCCGTGGTCCATAAAGCTCTCTCAGTTTTTGCGCGGTATTGGAACACCAAGCGCATGGTATTTTGCGGCGTGCGGTCATCAATCACTCCCGAGGTAGATCAAATTGGCGGTATGGTTTTATGATGATCATGGCGCGCTCCCCATCGCGAAAACGGATGGCCGACGTGGCTGATATCCCCCAACTTTCGACGATGGCATAAGGCCGGGGTTCATCGGGATGGCAACGCGGAACGGAGGGATTTCTTGCTCAGCGCGAAAAGCGTTTACCGCGGCTAAGATCGACCCATCATCCGCATGAATCCCATGCTCGATGGCGTATTGGACAACCTCGGCCTCGGTCACGGGAACCGTGTCAACGTGCATTGCATCGCGGGCCAGCAACCTCCCCACGGCCGAGAGTATCCTGTCCGTTGCCGTGCGCCCTGCCGGCGCGTCCGACATGATCAGGAGTTCCGGCGGAGTATGCTTCAGATCCGCACGGGGGCGCCGCAGCCCAAAGGAATGCACGACAAAGCCTATGACCCCTTTCTTCGGTAGGCGAGGCCCACCCGCTGCCGTCAGCCGCTCTATGATGCCGTCATCCCCCTCCCATGGATGGTCGGCTGGGTAGTCCCGTCGCAGGATTTCCAGCCGGGCATGGGTCAGCCATTTGGAGCGGCCGACAAGGGAGGTAGGGGATGGTTCGGTCATTGGGGTTCATTCCATGTTTTGCCAGATGGCGGGAAATTATCGGATGGGGCAGAATACCGACCGATAACGGGGTCATAGTTCATGATCGTGTTTTGCGGGTGTTGCCCCCAGCGGCGATGCCGGGATTTCCAAAGGTGGAATTCCGATACGCCAAGATCGGGACGATAAATCGTAACGCCCATATCAGCTTTGTTATACCAATGGGCACTTCCGCTAATTGCGTAGGCTGTTGGCACTGCTGGCGCTTCCCCATTCTTAAGAGCTGGTTTTGCAGGATGGGCAATAATCCAGATATTGCACGCATGACGCAACGTGAATGCGCGGCACCGTTGAAGAAATCGACCGATATATTCTGTCTCGGTTATGCCGGTCGGGCGGCTGTTGTCCATTTCGTTTACGGGGTCAATGAGAAGGTCCGTTATCCCGTCGCGCAGCACCGCAGCGCGGGCGCGTTCGAAAATCCAATCAGCAGTCGGGGTCTGATCCTCCGCATCGCATACGATCATCGTAAGGCGCGGTCCGAACCATTCCTCGGCCTGCGCGGCTTCCTCATCGCTCATGGTCGGATAACCCGGCTCGGGATAAAACGGATGCCCGGTCAATGGTTCCGCGCACGATACAACGAATTGCTGCCAGGGTTCCATTTCGGGGGAAAACACAGCCCATCGGCGTGCGTAGTTCTTCATTCCGTGTATCATGACAAACCGGACAAAAGCGGTTTTTCCGCTGCCTGGGTAGCCCGTGGTGACGATAACGGCACCTTCCAATGGGAACCGAACACCGATTTCGTCAACGGATGATACGCCCGTCGTCATAACGCCCGGCCTGGGGCGCCTGCGTAGCTCCCTGAGCGTGCCCGGCACGACCCGCTGCAATCCCTCAATCGGGTAGGGCTGGGCCGCCCTAACGCATTGCATCACGGTTTCCGGGCCATGCAACCGAAGCACGTCGCCAGCGTCCTTGCAGCCTTCGGGCCATTCCACGGTATGGCAGCGGTGGCGCCCCAGGCGGCGTGCAAGTTCCTCCCGCAACACCATGCCGGGTTCGTCGTTATCGCCGGCCAGGACGATCCTGCGGGCTTTTGTGAGCATGTCTGAGTGGGTGCGTAGCGCCTCGAAACGCTTATCGGTTGGGGAGGGGTTGTCGGACAGTTTCGCGGGTGCGCCGTCTTTGAGCGATACCGCGTTCGGTATCAGGCACTCGAACATCGCCATCACATCGCAGTTACCAGATACCGTGACGGTGTTCTTTTGGCGAACCAACATCGCTCCCGATGGCACGGATAGACAAAAAACAGGACCGTCATAGGGCACGTCAGACCGGGACAAGAATTGAGTTCCCGTATGTTTTTTGCCATGTAGGAGCGAGACTTTCAGCCATTCTCCCAAATCGTTGGAACGGGGTATAATGGTGCTGCAAAACCCAGATGTATGGGCCAGCGCCTGCACCCAAGATGCCAATTCGGGGAATCGGCTGGAAAATTCAGTCTGATTACGGTTGGGGACGGAGTTCCCATCCCAATGGCGCAGTTCTTCAACGATTAACGCTCGCTGGCACGCCGTAGCATCGCTAATCCAAGACCACGGTAGAAAGCGTCCTGGTATCCAATCTGGCATGGCCAAGCACATACTTTGCTCTCCACTCGCCACGATGGCGTCAGAAAATTCCAACCCGCATTCAGACAATAATTCTCTCAGTCTGTGTATTTTCCTTGGCTTTGTGAAGGCAAACCGCGCGTAGCGACGTTCCTTCGCCTTGTGTTTCCCTGTGTTTTTCCGTTCGTCAATTGCGGCATCCGCTGAAATCGCGATTGATAGCCTGATTTGAGCATCGGTCAATAATATACCAGCGCCGTCGCAAACCCCGGCGCGTGGTATCGAATACCGGCTATCGGGTTTCATGGAGCCGGCCTCAATAGCCGATATCCCGTGCCCCCTGCGCTGAATTATCAGCCGATGTTTTGGTGTGGTGGATGAGATAAATCCGCGCCCAGCCCATTGAACAAGATCGCCGTTATGTTCGCGTTGAATATATGCAATTGGCTTCACAAACTCAACGCGATGATCCTGCCATTGTGCCACTATGTCGGCTGGATTTATCGTGGCGATGTCAACCCACCCGCGTTGGGTTAGAACCTCGGTTCCGGGCGGAAAGCATTCCCCTTCCACCCAAACAATCTCGTCAGGGTCATCGCCCAATCGATCTACATTGTAGAGTGTTTGCAAGGCGTTCTTGTCTTGCATCATCGGATTTTTAGCGGGATGCGGCCTGTATTTACGATTTGATAATTCACCTTTGAACACGTAGGGAAAAACGATTGCATTCGAGGTTCCGACCGGATTGGGGAACCATCGAGTCGTCGCGTAAACACCAAATTGCTTGATCGTGTGCATCCCGATCTTGCGCTCGGTCCAAAAATCCCAGAACCATTGCGGGCGGTTTTCCGTCTCGGTTTGGGGTGCTGGCGTCGGCTTCACGATGGGGCGTTCCCGCACTATCGGGCGCTCATAGGTTCGGTCGGAGGATGGCACGCGGGCACCGCCTTTCCAGCCGCACGATCCCCGGTGACAGACCCAGACGGCGCCCATAGCGTCCTGGTCGATCGTCACGGTGCAAGATAGTTCCCTGCTTCGGCCCCCTTCGCACTTTGGGCAAGTGACCTGCGATGATGCCCCAGCGTGTTGCGATTTTGGCTTGAGCCGCGCGTCGGCCAGGATGTCGGACAGGCTGCGAACGTCGGCCATCAGTAGGGACTCCCATAGGTCGGGGTTGTTTTGCGCGGGCCTACAGGTGCCAGGGGCAACGTATCAGCCTGGGTGGTCCATCGGGATTGATTGAGCCATGTCGTGGCCTGGGGGATGTATTTTCCGCCGTCCTTGGCGTCGAACGGGTATCGGGCAACCCCTCGAATTATCTCGTTTGGCTCCGCGCCGTTTTCGATGGCCTTGTCCCAGGCTTTTTTGGCAGTGACCGGCCCCTCAATTTTGCGTGGGTATCGTCGCCAGAACTCGTCGAACGCGGGTGCCTCGCCGGGGGTGTATCGGGTCCGCTTGGCAACCGAAGGCTTCGCGCCACCCAGCGCCGAAGGCGCGGCCTGCGGTTGAACGCCAAAAGGGGGTATGGGGGTATTACTTATTTCCGTAGAAAGGTTAAGGTTAAGGTCGCGCGACCTGTCAGGTGATATGCAAATACCATTCAATTGCTCTGCTTTTGCATGTGCAATTGCATTGCTTTTGCTATTGTTTTGCTTGGGTTTTGCACCCCATCTCGCTTCTGCAATCTGCCGTCTTTTATCGCTCAATTCGGATGCTTTTGCGCGCTCATGATCGGCCCGTTTTTGACGGAGAACGCCGTTGTCAGGGGTAAACATGGCTCGGATCGTCGGCGCAGCCTCGGCCCATTCCCTGCGGCTCAGGCGGGCGATGGACGCCAGCCGAATATCATCGTCAGGAAGCGGGCCGGTGCGCCAGTATTGCATCAACAGCAGGAAATAGGCGCCATGCTCAATCGTCCGTAGGTGGCCCGTGTCAGCAAGGTAATCCCCGATGTGCAAGGGCATCCAAGTGTCCGCCTTACTCACAGGCTCGCCTCGGGCGCGCGGGTCTTCCATATCTGCCACATCGCGTTCGCCATCCCGGTCATATATGCCTCGGATTGCGGCGCGGAAACTGTCTCGACATGCCGCACCCATTCCTTGAGAAAGGCGGTAGCGGTGCGTTCAAGTTCGGATTGGGGTGGTGGGCGAGAGGATAGAGCGGCCAACGGCGCGCTTGCAATTCTGGCGTCGGGTGGTATCTTATTCATGCAGCACGTCCTCACTACGTCGTTGCAACCGGCTCCGTCGCCGCCAGACTTCGGAGCCACGATTATACGGCCGGGGTAGTAGCCTCGGCCGTTATCGTTTGGGTATCTTGCGCCTCTCGCCCGCAGTTCGTCAAGAGTTCCCTGCGTATTTCTACGCAGCGGGGTGCCGGTTCTTATACAGCCGGCGATATTTCCAGACCGGGACGTGGCCATGTTTTACCTCCATGGCGTCAGACACAAGAACCGCATTGACAACATGGAGTCCCTGCTGCGACATATTGCAATGGGGTTTACCCATGACCTGTGGCGGTTCACACAATACAGGTCTTGCCCCGATTAACGGCCTGGAGGTGCAACTCCAGGCCGCGCCATCGGTCGCGTAGGACGGCAGCGGAAGGCATCGCTGTGCGGCAGGCGGCGCACTTGGACGCGACACTGCGGCCATTAGGTTTTAGTCAAAAAAGGACTTGAGGCCGCTGGGACTACGGCGACGGGTCAGGTTTCTCAGGCATGACCCGCCGCCGACTAGCCTACCCCCGGACCAACGGGGGAACATCAACTTGCGATAGGATCGCACATGACACATGAAACCATAACACCCTTCCTCTTCGATGGCGATATCTTAGTGAGGGTGATTGACGAAAATTTTAGGCTTGATTGGGTGACGACGGACGTTTGTCGAGCGCTCGGGGTGCGGGCGCCCTAGCGGTCTATCGCCGGCTCGTATGACCACGTGAAACCGTCAGTGTAGCCCCCGGTAGCGATCAGCGCCGCGAGCCACCCCGGAGGGAAAAAGCTTGTCATGGCGTTGATGCCTGTTTCTTTCCGCACCAAACGCCGGTCACAGATACTGCTGAAATCGTGATGGCAGTTGTATTCGGACCGCGATTGGAGTGACATGAACGATCCCGCCCATAGCGCGGACCATGCGACGGCGATTACACAAAAAGTCTTCACGGCTCACCCCATTCAGCCCGCATCCTGGGTTTATCGTCCATGGTCGTTCTCCTGTTGGTGGTGGGGGTAAAGACCCCGAGGGGCCTTCCTGGTGCCCGATGGGGTTAAGCGCGGGAGGTTTTGAAAGCCGCGACCCGTGCCGCCTTAGCTGCTGGGCTGTTGTCCGGCGCGGTGTAGAAGGCGAAGGCCGGAGAGACCGCGAAGCGGGGCGCCAGCGCGGCCATGAAACTGTAGAGCATCGTATCGTCGCTCGGGTAAACGCGGCCGGTGTCGATTGTATGTTCCATGTTCCCGTTCCTTATCCCGTAGCGGCCATTCGCCGCCTGACAAGGGGGACATAGGGCGGGGAAACGGAGCCGTCAATAGAAAAAGTGACGCGACGTATTTTTTCCTTGACGCGACGTATTTCCCCTTGGCGTGCGATGCGGGCGCTCTTATGTTGGGGTCATGGAAGCGGATAGGCCGCTCAGGAAGGATTGCCCCGATGTTGTTCCAGACCAGCAGCACCCAAATCAAAGTCACCATTGCCTCAGTCAATCGCAGCCGTGGTTTCGTGGCCGGGTGGAAGACGAATAAACAGCGCGGCGGAACGTCTCCTTTCAGCGTCTATTTCCGCGATGATGAGCCGGTGAAATTCGACGGCGCTAACGTTGCCCACCCGAAGCTGGTTCTAGCCGCCGCCTCCGCAGCATGGAGGAATTAGGCTATGAGCTTCCGCGCCGACCGCTGGGATATTCTCTTGATAGGCGAAACTACCACTGCGCCCCGTAATAGAGCGGGGTTGAATCTTGCGCGGAAACGCTGGGCAGTCAGGATGGCCAGGCAATTTATGCCGGCGCGGTGGCTTATCGCACGCAAACCCAATCAGAGGAAACTATGACCCCCGCCACCTTCCGCGCCCGCCTCAAGGCCATGCGTCTCCCGCTTGGGGAGTTCGCTGCCATAACCGGCGTCACCCCTGCCACCGTATCCCGTTGGGGCGGCGCGATCCCGACGTTTCCCGGCTGGGTGGATCGACTTTTGGCCGAGTGGGAGAGGAACGGGTTGCCGCAGATGCCGGTGCCGCCGATGCCGGTGCCGCCGATGGGCACGCTTCGCCGCGTCTACACCGATATCCAGCAGCGGGCGATTGACCGGCTGGAAGCGCGGTTAATCGAGGCATTTGAGCGCATTGTGGCGCTGGAAGCCGAAACGGAACGGAATGGCATGGGGTATCGGGGATGAACAACAGCTACGATTGGAACGACGCGGCGATACAGCGGCTACGGGACCTGTGGGCAGAGGGTCATCCAACGGCTGAGATTGGGCGGCGAATGAATGTCTCGAAAAACGCCATTATCGGGAAAGCCCACCGCCTCGACCTGCCCATGCGGCCGAACCCGGTGCGGAAACTGAGCAGCGAGGGGCCGCGCAGGAATGTCCCGCCTGTCAGGTTACGCAAGAGCACTCTACCGCCGCTGCCTGAGCCTGTGGCGTTCATCCCCCCGGCCAAACCACACATTGACGCGCCTATGCCTGTCCAGCCCGATCCTACGCCAGCCGAGGCGGCTATTGAGGATGCGCATGTTATGCTGTTTGCGCCAGTGGCAGCCAGAGCCGGGCAGAGGGGGTGCTTATTCCCGATTGGACCGCGTCGCCCGATGGGTGGGTTTTTGGAATGCGGGGATGTGCGGGCAATCAGCGCGCGGACAGGGGGCGCCATGCCATACTGCGATGCTCACGCGGGGGTCTGCTACACCACGTATCGGAGTGCGGCAGCATGACGCCAAGCCGAGGAATCTACACGCGCAGGATGCCGGAGAAGTGGTCGAGTGCGCGATGCCTCGGGGAACGCCAGAACCCTGCGAACCGTCAACGGATGACAGCGCGCAGGGGATCGGGGAATTGAGGGAACGTCAGGCTTCGATGGGGTGGGTGCGGTCCCTCACATCCGCCAGCCGAAGCCGAATGAGAATCGCCGCGCTGGTCCTGATCGGGTTTTCCCCTGCCAGCCATTTCCGCACGGTGCGAGGGTCCACGCCGATGGATCGCGCCAGGGCGGATTGATTGGTCCCGAGGATTTCAATTGCCTCGCGTAGTTTGGCGGGGGTCATGGTGTCGCCTCTCATAGCACCCTCGCCCGTTTCAGCATCTCGCGGGCGTCTTCACGGATTGCCCATTCAGCGGACCCGACCGGAAGATCGCGCCCGTCAGCGATCGTCAGCAACGCCCGGAATACCGCCTCGCAGGGCCGTGCCCAACCGCGCGCCTCGATCGCTTTGGCTTCGGCCGCCACGTACGCTTCGGGGGTTACGCAGTTCCCGTAACGCTCGCGGTTGGCGGGGGTATCTGCCGCAACACCCCCGCCAAAGATACCCCAGATATCGCCAAGATACGGCCGAAGCTCGTCGACCGTGGGGTGGTGGTAGTCGTATGGGCCTCTCATGATGCCATCACTCCTATCAACACCTCTATGACCGCCAGGACGCCGATAGCGGTCCAGGCTCGCCGGTACGCTCGGCTCTTGCGGGGCAAAAATCGGGGCTGCGAGCGCCACCACAACGCGGCTGGAGAGTCGCCGATCATCGGGGGTTACTCCTCTGTTGGGGGTTCAGGGCTACCAGCGGCCGTCGGAGGCCATGAGGCGGCGCAGCCGGTCCATGTCGGCGGTCCACCAGGTCAGCCCAAAGTCGGCCGCCACTTGCGCGCGGATACGCTTGTTGCTGGTGTTGGACGGAGGCGCGGACACGATCGCCCGCACCTCGGCTCGTTGCTCTGGTGTGAGCGCCAGCCAACGCGCGGTATCAACGTCCCGCGCCTCCCGGTCCAGGCGCGCGCGTTCATGTTGCGCGTCCAGGCGCGCGATCAAGGGCTTCGCCAGCCGCTTAATTGTCGGGGTGTGCCGGCGGCGACCGAACGCCGAATCCTCCATGTTATCAGGCCAGTGGGTAACGTCGAGCTCGGCCAGTGCCTCGGCAGACGAAAGGCATCGCATCGCGGCATGGGTGTAGAAGGCGCCGGCCTCCATCTGGTTGATCGTTGCTTGCATCGGGGGTTACTCCTCTGTTGGGGGTTAGGTCGGGCCGCGCGCCACGGTGCGTTGCAGCAAGGCATGGGAATAGCGGGCGCGCGACCCGTTCGCGTTGCGGGGCTCGCGCCCCCAGTTCGGGTTAAGTGGTGGCTTGTTTAATCACAGACACCGCTGCGGATCGCGCTGCGATAACCGCATCCGCCATCGTGCCGCCAGCCTCGCGGCGCGCATCAAACGCCAGCTTGGAAGCCACCCACATTTCCATATCGCGGCGCAGTATATCGGGAACGCCGGCGCCATAGGTGTCAGCCCATGTCTTTGCCTCGGCGCCGTTCGTGTATTCGGTCAGGCCGGACCATTTGACGTGGCCCTCGTCATTCAGGAACATGGCGCCAGCAAAGCGCGCATACGTCGAAGTTTTGGGCTTGTTCCATGTTCCCGGCCGCTTCGGGTTGCTCGATTGTTGCATCAACCGGGCGCCGCGTGTCGGATGGCAATCCAGCCAATAGCGCATTTCGCAGCGCAGTCGGAACCCATAGGGGTAATCGGTGACGACGTAAGCGGTTTCTTGGCTGGTGTGGCCGGTCAGGATGGTAATGGCGTTCATGATCTTGTTCCCTCTGTGTGTGGTTAAGCGGCGAAGCGGAAAGCGGGGGCTTCAGCCACGATGTCGTACCCTGCTGCCCGGATCAGGCGCAGTGCATCGTCGGTCAGGGTTTTGGTCCCGGCCAGCGCCGCGAAAAACGCCGACTGTTTGCACGCGGGATAAATCGTCTCCCGGCCGTAGACGTTCTTGACGGTGATTTTGATCGTCTTGGTCATGGTCTTGATCCTTTGGAGGGAGAGAGGGGCCGAAGCCCCCCCCCGTTGGGGCTAGAGTGTGATACGATGCTCTGCCGCGAGGGCCTTGCCAGCAGCGGTGAAAAAAATGAAAACGTCGCCACGGTCGATGCCAGTCTCAATAAGGCCTGCGCGCTTCAGTTGCGTGAGATTGCCACGCTCGGCCTTGTCGCCCCCTACGTTGCCGCCAACCAGCGGCTCGCCACCCCAATTACAGGCATCTTTGGCGTAAACGAGGAAAACGCGGAGGCTTTCGTCGGTGATTTTGATGGGGTTCGCCATGTCTGTGTTCCTCTGTGTTGTTCCGATAACCAGAGACTAGGCCAGCGCGGCCTATCTGTCCACCACAAAATGCACGGGGGGCAAAAAAAGTTGTATTCGCCGCACGGACCTATCTACCGTCTATCATTCACAAAATGCTTGACAGCAAAAAAAAGGCGGGCACAATCCTTGTACTCCCTCTCAACCACTCCAAACCCATAACGCGCGGGCGCGGGCGCGGGGGAAGACTTTTGATCCACAACCAAACCGGATGGCGGAAATGGACAGCGACAAGCCGATGATCGGAGCCATACGAGCGGGATACAACAAACGGCTCCCAACGGCTCGCGCGCGCGGGGTGGTCGATGACTGACACTGACGTGGAATTGATCCCTCAACCGCACGGCGGCGCTTTGAGGCCGTTTCCGCCTCGCGCGGCGCAACTGTCCGGATCGTCATGGAAGAAGGCCAAGAAAGAGGCGTTGAACGCTCTACGCGACATGACGGGCGACGGCGTGGAGAAATTGCAGGCCCTCACAAACTCCCCCGACGATCGCGTCGCCATGGTCGCGGTGAAAGAGGTCCTGGACCGCACGTTGGGGAAACCCACGGACATGCCGCAGGGCGAGGATGACGGGCACGGGATGGTTGATCTATCAGCGTTGACGCCAGGGGAGCGGGCGGAACTGAGCGGGGCGCTGGCGACGATCAAGAGACTGACGGGACGCGGGCCGGGGGCTTTGACGATATGACGGACACAGGGCTTCTCGACCTGGAGGACCTGGACGACGTTGACGCCGGTTTGACGCGCGCGGATTTTGGCCGGTTTTGTGAGCGGGTTATTGGGGATCGCGGCTATGCCATCCAGCCGCACCAATGGTTGCTAATCCGAGAATTGGAGGCTGTTGCGCGGGGCGAAACCAAGCGGCTCATGGTTTTCATGCCCCCAGGGGCGGCGAAATCGACCTATGCGAGCGAGCTATTCCCCGCGTGGTTTCTCGCGACGCAACCCCGTCAATGCGTTGTCGGTGCGGCTCATACGAATGATTTTGCCGAGACTTTCTCGAAAAAGGTCATGGCCGTTGCGCGAGAATACTGCGGAGAGATAGGCTATTATCTTTCGTCTGAAAATATGAAGTCATGGACAACGACAAACGGCGGAGAATACAAAGCTGTCGGTATAGGCAGCAACATTACCGGAAGGCGCGGGGACCTAGTTTTGATAGATGACCCCGTTCGGTCATATGAGGACGCGCAGAGCGAGACATACCGCGCCATCGCGTGGAATTGGTATCTCGCGGACGTGCGAACCCGTGCCAAACCCGGTATGCGCGTGGTTGTAATCATGACCCGCTGGCACGAAAACGATCTAGCGGGCCGGCTGTTGGAGGCTCAGGCGCATGACTGGCGCGTGGTGCGGCTCCCCGCCATGGCCGAGGACAACGACGCGCTCGGGCGCAAACCCGGGGAAATGCTTTGGGGGGACGATCCCAAATGGCCATGGGCGGAGGAGGCGCGCGCGATCAAGTCGGAGTTTGACCGATCCGGGGCTAGCCGCACATGGTCAGCGCTTTATCAACAAAACCCGGTGCCCGACACAGGGAGCTATTTCCTGCGCCAGTGGCTGGTGCCGGTGCCATCCCTGCCGCCGGTCTCTGCGCTCAAAATTTATGGCGCATCGGACTACGCGGTGACGGCAGCCGGTGGCGATTATACCGTGCATGTGGTTGTGGGGATGGATGCGGATGGCAGGTTGTGGATTTTGGACCTATGGCGCGAGCAAACCACGGCCGACGAATGGGTGGAGGCGTTCTGTGCCCTCGTGAAGCGCTGGAAGCCGCTGGCATGGGCGGAGGAAGGCGGGCAGATCAAGGCGTCTGTTGGGCCATTCCTGACGCGCACGATGCGGGAGCGCCGTGCTTATGTGCATCGGGTGGATTTTCCGACGCGCGGCGACAAGGCGATCCGGGCGCAGTCTATTCGTGGACGAATGGCCGTCGATGGGATACGCTATCTCGCGACTGCGGAATGGCGCGGATCGTTTGAGCGCGAGATATTAAGTTTCCCCGTCGGAAAACATGATGACCAATGTTTGATCGAGGGCACGCTGATCACGATGGCTGACGGGTCGCGCAAGCCGATTGAGGCTGTCCGCATTGGTGACGTGGTGGCGACGCATGAAGGCCCGTGCGATGTCGAAGCGTGCGGCGTGACCGATGAAGCGGCCGATGTAATGCAGGTTGCGTTCTCGGATGGCTCAGTGCTGACAGGAACGCCTAATCATCCGGTCCATGTTGTTGGAAGGGGCTTTGTTTCGTTGGGTTCGTTGGGTATAATGGACCAGATAACAACGGATCATGGTCAATGCGACGCGGCACGTCAAAGGCGGATGTGGTGGAATATCGGGGGCATCGGTATCGGAGATACCCTGAAAGCAAACACGTTCACCATGCCCGGTATTACACGGGTTCGGAACCAAGGCGTGGTTTCCTTCATCGGCATATATGGGAAGATGCGAACGGCGCTATCCCGCCGAAACATGATATCCACCACAAGGACGGGAACACTCTCAACAACGACCTATCAAACCTTGAATGTGTCCAAGAAGGGGATCACAAACGCATTCATCTCCGCCCCTTTGACGAAGCCATGGGCGAACATCTCGCTTCGATCCGCCCCATGGCGGGGGCTTGGCATTCTAGCCCAGAGGGGTTGGCTTGGCATAAGCAACATGGTGCGGCGAGTTGGGACAACCGCGCAGCTATTTTTCACAAGGTCTGCGCTTCTTGCGGTGCCGGGTTCGATGCCTTTTTTGAACGGGCCATGTTTTGCAGCGGCGGGTGCAAGCAGCGGGGCATCGGTGGCGGAGCATCCAAGCGCGGGCGATTTGTGGCGGAAGGTGAAGCGGTCCTTTGCCGGTGTTGCGCGCGCTTGTTCACCACAAAATGGCCTGAGATCGCTGCTTATTGCTCAAAAGCCTGCGGTATGCGTTATCGAGAAAAGGGCGCTTTCGGAGAAGGCGAGGGTCCTAAATCTCACCGTAAGCCGCGCGCACGCCTTTTATGCGAACGGGGTGTTGACGCATAATTGCGACGCTCTTGGCCTAGTTGGCCAGTTGCTTGACCGCATGGAAAAGCCGGTGGCGCCGAAGCCCGTTGAACCGATCCGGGGCACGATGGAGATGACGATGTCTGAGGCGTGGAAGCTGGCGAACCCGAGGACGCTCGGCGGGAAGAGGGTGCGGATATGATGGGCGGGTTTCCGAGGCCCCTGCCAATCACGCCGCCGCCGTCGCTGATGAGGAAGCCGCACGCGCTGAAATGTGGGGGATGACCCCGCTTACACCAAACGAATAGGGGAGCTGATAATCTCGCAGATTGCCTGCCGCTCACTCTAGCGCGAACCTAACGCCTCACCTCCCTATCGCAGCCGCGCCCCTTGGTTTTTAGCGCGCGCGAATGGGCAAACCTCGTCAGCCGCCGGGTAACCGGTCATTTTGTGGGGTAAGGTGAGGAAAGCGGCACACAATACGGCAGTGACACTGTCCTATCTCATGTGTTATGGCCTTGGCCATGGTTGATATCAGCGCGTCCACGGACATGATCGATGAGCGGGATGACCTCGGCGACGGGGACCCCGCTCTATGGGCTTTCTGGATGGGCCAAGACCGGATCGCGGGCAAGAAAGAGGACCTTTGGGCCAAGCGCGGCGAGAAAATCATCAAGCGCTACCGCGATGAGCGCGGAAGCACGGATCGCGGTCTACACCGGCTCAATATCCTCTGGTCCAATGTCCAGACGCTGATACCCACGCTCTATGCCCGCACGCCGAAAGCCGATGTTCGACGCCGCTTTCTGGATGAGGACGATACAGGCCGGTATGCTTCGCTGCTGTTGGAACGGTGCCTCGCTTACGCGCTGGATCAGTGTTCATTTGACGACGTGATGAAGGGCGCGGTCGAGGACCGGTTGCTGCCAGGACGCGGCACGGCGCGGGTTGTGTATATCCCCCATTTTGGCGAGCCTTTGCCACCGATTGCCCCGGAAGCTGGGGCCGAGGGCGATCCGTCGGGCGAGCCTGATCCCGAGCCGCCGGAAGCCGCCCCGCGCGAAGTCGTTTTCGAGGAAGCGGCGATTACCTATCTGTTTTGGGGCGACTATCGCGAGGGACCGGCCAGGACGTGGCGCGAGGTCCCGTGGGTGCGGTATCAGTCCTATATGACCAAGGATGAACTGATCAAGCGGTTCGGCCAGAAGGGCAAGCGGGTCAACCTGGACCACACCCCGCCGGGCGCGGAAATGAACGTCGAAACAGCGACGCCGCCCGATATCTTCAAAAAGGCGCGGGTGTTTGAGTTTTGGGACAAGAGCAAGAAAGAGGTTGTGTGGCTGGCCCCTGGCACGCCTGACCTGATCCTGGACAAGCAGGCGGACCCGCTTTGCCTGCCAGACTTCTTCCCGTCGCCCAATCCTCTGTTAGCAACAACGACAACCGAGAGCCGCATCCCAGTTCCTGATTATGCCCAGTATCAGGATCAGGCGGACGCAATCGACAACCTGACGGCGCGAATTGATGTGCTGACGCGGGCGTTGAAGCTGTCGGGCGTCTACCCGGGCGTTCAGAAGGACATCCTCAACCGGCTGATATCGGCGGACACTGAAAACCAACTGATCCCGGTCGAGGATTGGAATGGATGGCAGGACAAGGGCGGTCTGGCGTCCTTCATCCAGTGGATGCCTATCAAAGAGGTTGCCGAAACCTTGGTGCAACTCTACGCCGCGCGCGAGAAAACCAAGGATCTGCTTTACGAGGTGACTGGCATTGGCGACATCATGCGGGGCCAGACATCGCCCAATGAGACGCTCGGGGCGCAGCAGCTGAAGGCGAACTTCTCCACGCGCCGGATCAAGCCGCAGCAGACGGAGGTCGCCCGGTTCGCGCGTGACCTGATCCGTCTTGTTGGTGGCGTGGTGGCGGAACACTTCGCGCCTGAGACGATCAGCGCGATCACGGGATACCCACAGCTTAAAAAGGTGCCGCAGGTGCCGCCTGCACCTCCGATGTGGGTTCCCGCACCGATGCCACCGCCTCAGATGATGGCGCCACCGCAACCACAGATGCCGATGGGGGCGCCGCAATGAGCGGGACAATGCCACCGCCCGTGCTACCGGCAGGGCCACCACAGGGGCAGCCTATGGCGCCTCCGGGGATGATGCCTAACCCTGCGTTCGCGCAGTGGTTGCAGCAGTATCAGGCCGCAATGGCGATTGAGCAATCGAACCAACAGGCACAAGCCGCGTTCATGGCCGCTTGTGAGTTGATGCGGAAGGATGGCGTTCGCGGGTTCCGTCTGGATGTCGAGGCTGACAGCACGATTGAACCGGACGAACAGGCGGAGAAGGCGGCGCGCGTCGAGTTCCTGCAACAGATGATCCCGATGCTTCAAACCGTGGTGCCGATTGCGCAGGGTAATCCCCCGCTGGCCGAAATGGCATCGCAGATGGTGCTATTCGCCATGCGCGGGTTCCGCGTGTCGAGGACGTTGGAAGAAGCGTTTGAGGAAGGGTTCGAGGCAATCGCGAAGATGCCTCCTCAACAGCCGCCGGGGCAGAAAGGTGGCCACGGTCCTGACCCCGCCGTTGAACATGGCAAGATCGAAGCCAATGTTCATGGTGACGAGCTTAAGGCCAAGACGGACATGGCGGCGATTGCTCAGAAGGCGCAAGCTGCCAACTTGCAGGCGCAGATTGCGCAGCAGCGGGCGGTGGCTGAAAATGAGCGCTCTCAGGCTGAAATTGCGATGGCTGGCGCGAAGCTGCAATCGGAACATGAGATTGAGCAGGCGCGGATGAACATGATGAACGCTCGCGCGGCCGGGAGGCTCGTATGAACCACGAAGAGGAAATTGTCGGTTCAGGGTATGACGCGGCGCGGGATGTATTCACCTACACGGGGGCGCGGGACGGCAAGCGCTGGACCATTGAGATATCCAACAAGGAACTAGACCAATTTGGTCCGGTTTTGGGTATGAGCGCGGCACAGAACAGCACGCGGCGCCGGGATTATCTGGCACAGCGGATGAACGACGCGATGCGGGGGCCTGCCGATGGGGAATGATGCGCGCGATATCCCGATCCGGGATCAGTTGGCGCAGTTCAACGCATGGCGGGCTGGCGTGTTGGGGCGCGAGCGTCCGCGACCCGGAGAGCGGTGGCCGCTTGAACGGTCTGGCACAGGCGGCGATGTAGAAGGTGATGACAATGAATAGGTCTCTCGGCGAATGGGCTGATATCACGGCCGAATTGGCGAACCGGCGCTTGCCTGAATGGCGCGACCGGCTGAAACGCCCGGTTGAATATTCACGGGAGAAGCTCGGGGAGATTGCCCGCGCTGCCCACAAGAATGGCATTTTGAGTGACGAGGCCGCGCTTGACGTGATCCAGTCCGGCTTTTCCGCGCATGAGTTTGCGTGGAACGTCGAGTGGGCCGCGCGCCAGAATATCAAAGCCACGAGGCACTGATGACACGTCGCACGTATGCGTATGATCCCGATCTTGACGCCGTCGTGCAGATACGCGGCCCGGGGAGTAACCATCCCGATGATCCGCCGTCTGGCGTGCAGATTATCCGGGACATCGAACCATACCGCACGGCAGGTAGCGACGTGGCAGCCGGTGGCAAGCGGATTGTGGTTGGCTCCCGTTCGACGCATCGGGCATTCCTATCGCGCAATGGCTACATCGAATACGGGAATGAACAACCGATGGCCCCGGCGCCCGCTGATACGAGCAAAGGCGAGCGGATCGAGGCTATCCGGCGTGCGCTTGGGGATTATGGATCGAACACGCACGACCGTTGATTGCTCATTGACACGACGCACCATGCCATGATAGCCGCTGAATAGGTCAATAATGCTGACCTATCTCGGAGGCTCCCATTGACGTTGGACGATACCACCGGAACGCAAGACGAGGTTGTAGAGGCACCCGACGATATCCGGTCTGCCATCGCGGCGGCAATGGATGCAGTCGAACCCGCTGGCGACACGGCTGATCCTCCCGCTGATACGCGTGTCCGTGGTCCTGATGGCAAATTCGCCAAGGCAGAAACCACAGAAGCCGCCCCGGCTGAAACTGTCGAAGGTGTCGAAGGTGTCGCCAATCCTCCGGTTGAAGCCGAAAAGCCCGTCACCGAACCCACCGCGACCGGCGTAGAGCCTCCGTCCAATTGGAAAGATGCGGACAAGGCCGCGTTCAAGGGTCTGCCGCCTGATGCGCAGACGTTCCTCCTATCCCGTCATCGCGACATGGAGGCGGATTACACGCGCAAGACGCAGGAAGTCGCCGCTCTCAAACGCGATTTTGAACCCGTGGCTGGTCTACTCGCGCCGCACTACGAAACCATGCGCGCCGCTGGCCATACCCCTGCCACGCTGGTCAAAGCATGGATGGACGTTGAACAAGGGCTGCAAGAAGGTCGGGCCATCCCGATCATTGCGTCGCTGGTGAACGGCTACAAGGTTGACCGTGCCGCGCTTGCCGCCGCGCTTGGCTTGCATGGCACTCCGGCCCCCGGCACTGTCGCGCCCCCTGACCCTCAGAACCCGGCCCCGGCCGCACTCCCGCCCGAGGTTCTGGAAAAGCTTAATTCGTTTGATCAGTTTATCGCGACGCAGCATGAAACGCAGCGACTTGCGCAAGTTCGGCAGCACCAGGAATTGACCGGGCGCGTCGTCAGCGTAATCG